GGAGTTTTACACATATGCGCAAGAGTTTGACGATTACTCGCGCAAAGAAACGGACGGCATGGTGGATGCGATTACCCACGCGCTGATCCCAATGATGTACGACGAGACCGCTGGCCCAGCGCGCAAGAAAGGCGGTGCCGAATGAGCTACGAACTCGGAGACCCGGACGACCGTTGCTGCGATGAGGGCCGCGAGGCGGACATCGAGGCGCGTGACGCGGATGACTGCAGCAAGGCTTACGGCGTGCCGCACGATCCCTACGCGCATCGCACGCCGGAGGAAGATGCCGAGTGGGAAGCGGATAAGCGCTTGGAGTACGAGGCGGATCGGATCTGCGGGCATCACTGGGGGAACTGCTAACGGAGACAACAATGTGGATACTACCAAAGCAATTACACACGTCTCCCTTTGTGCCGGATACGGAGGCATTGATCTCGGACTTAAACGAGCAATCCCAAGCCTGCGCACAATCGCTTTTAGTGAGATCGAAAGTTTCGCCTGCGCGAACTTGGTCTCTAAAATGGAAGCGGGACTCTTGGACCCAGCTCCTATCTGGACGGATCTTAAAACCTTTCCATGGTCCGAGTTTCACGGCTGCGTGGACATCCTTTCTTTTGGATATCCATGCCAGCCGTTTTCAGCCGCCGGCAAGCGACTCGGCGCCGAAGACCCAAGACACCTCTGGCCGTTTATCGCAGCCGGAATTGCTGCAATGCGACCAAGTGTCTGTTTCGCTGAAAACGTCGAGGGACATATCAGCCTTGGGCTTCCCGACGTGCTGCAAGACTTGGCAGGAATGGGTTACAGAACGACGTGGGGCATATTCAGCGCGTCTGAAGTTGGCGCGCCTCACCAGAGGAAAAGAGTCTTCATCTTGGCCCACGATCAGCGTCAACGAGTCGAAGAACTCGGTTGGCAAATCGCAGGAGCATCGCAATTCGATTCCGCTTGGAACGATGGCGGCGATGCAGTCTTGGCCGACACCGAACGCTCAAGTCTCGCAAGATGGCGAGTCGCCGGAGACATGGCTCAAGCGCAAGGAAGCGATGAAGGCCAAGGGCTACAACGGCAACGGATGCGGGACGCCGCTGACCATTGCGGTGCAACTCCATGGCCAAGCCGCCCCGGCGAGCAGCAGTTCGCTTGGGAGCCGCCAAGAGTTGTGGCCGACACCATCAGCGGACGGGGACTCTCGACCGGGAGCGAATGCCGATCCAGTGAAATGGCAGGAGATAGCCGATGCGAAGAAAGCGCAAGGCATCAACAAGCAGCTTTTCTTAACAACCAAGGTTGCGATGGAAGAGGCGAAGAAACAGGAACTCTGGTTGACACCAAAAGCCAACGAGCCGGACAGCGATCCGAACTTCGCAGCGAGGAATGCGGATCGCGGGGCGCATTGCCATGGGACGTTGAGCAGTCAGACCAAACAGTGGGCAACGCCCAACGCATGCGACCACAAGGGCGCAACGACACCGGAAGCCTGCAAGCAATGGGAATCTCGAGGGCAGAACTTACCGGAGCAAACGGCCAGCATAATGGCCGGCAAACTGAACCCACGCTGGGTCGAGACGCTGATGGGCTTACCCATCGGCTGGACGATGCCGTCCTGCACGTCTCCACAGACAATCGCACCGATGAGCTGCGACTCCTTGGCAATGGAGTTGTGCCGGCAACCGCAGAGCGAGCTTTCCGAGTTCTCGTTGGCGAGCTGATGGAGGCAGCACCATGACCACCCACGACATCGACCTCGTCACCCAATGGCTCGCCGCCCGGGACAACGAGAAGACCGGCGCCAAGGTGTATCACGGCGAGCGGCCGTGCCTGCCGGCGAAGGTAGCGTTGGCCTTGGCCGAGCGTATCTGGAGGAAGCGCAAGTGATTAAGCCGCTCGCCCTCGCCACGGCATGCACATTGTTTGCAGGCTGCTCCGCGGCGTCTTGGCGGGCGACCGCGCCGCACAACACGCCGTCGAGCTGGGAGTACAACTACAAGCTCGAGGGCTGGTATGCGCTGCGGGATGGCTGGATGCGGCTGCGGGCGCCGAAGGGATTTGAATGGGATGATCTTACGCAGTCTTACAGGGAGAGGTTGAGATGAAGGCTGCGGCACCTATCTGCGCTTGGCCGGTCGCCCACAACGAGTGGCGCATCCAGTCGCGCATCGGTGCGGCCTCAAAATACCTGCGCTCCGGGCTGAAGCTGACGCGGTGCTCCTGGGCGGTTTGTGGCGGGCATCTGGTGATTTTCAAGGTGCTCGGCACCAAGGCTGACGCCCAGCGCGTGATGCGGAATGTGACCCGCCAACTAAGGGAGATTTCTACAGAGAGGGCATTTCACGATTTGCCCCGCAGTGGCGTTTTTATTGACTGACTATGGCAAGACCGCGGACGACATCTAAACCACGCAAATCGACTAACCGAAAGAAGGTCGAAGTCATCACCACCGAAGACGGCCGCGAGATCGTCAAGGTCCAGGGCACAACTGGCATGGAAGTGCCCGAGGCCAAGGTTGAGAAGATTATGGCGGCCCACGTTGCCGGCGTTCCTGTCACTCAGATCTGCCGAGCCTATAACTGCAGCTACCACACTGTGGTTGCCTTGGTGCGAAACCGCCCGGAGATGCTCGAGAAGGCACGACAGATCGCGGCGAACAACTGGAAGACTTTGGCAGCGATCGGCACGGCAGAACTATTTGAGCGCCTGCCGGATATGAAAGACCAAGCACTAAGTGTGCTCTCTGCAATCGCAAGCGAGAAGAGCGAGTTGCTATCGGGCAACCCCACGCAGCGTGTGGAGCATGTGATGGCACCCGCGGCTGATGCTTGGCAGGACTTCGTGAGCGGCTTGCGGAAGACCGACCAGGTCATCGATGTGGCGTTTGAACCGGTCGGCCCAGAAGGGCGCGAGCAGCAAAAGGCTGCAGCATTGCCGGATGCCGTTGTTGAGATTGAGACTGAGCCGCTTCAATAATATGAGAGCTGAGTCTATCGCAGATTGCGCGTTGTTGAGACAACAGAGAAGGTCTCATCTGACTACGCCACCCCTACATGAGTCATGTATAATTGAACTGATAATGAGACGGGTCATGACGGGAGGGGGCGGTAAGACGTTTTCATTTTTCTTTAATCCCCCTACCGATAGCGACTTACGAAATTTTTCATAAAAAGCCATGCTAATCATCGCCGAAGACTCGCCCGAATACCTCTTTGATGTCAAGGAAGTTACGGTTCCCAAGCAGCCGGTTGATTACAACGCGCTAGGCAATGACGGCAGCTTTGAGGAGATCTGCCTACTGAAGGCCGCCAGAGAACGCGGCTTTGTCACTTGGATGCCAATCGGCCATAGCCAGAAGGCGGACGTGATCATCTGGATGCCGCCGCACAAACCGCTGACGGTGCAGGTCAAGAAAGCCCAGTGGAACAAGGGCCAGTGGCGCGCATATGTGGGAGCTGCGCGAGGCGGTCATAGCAAGGCAAGGCGGCGCGAGGAAGGCAAAGACGCTGACCCATACAGGCGCTACGAGGTTGGAGATTTCGACATTTTGGCGGTCTACATCCCTCCGGCTGACGCATTCCGATTTTGGCACCTACCAGCAATCGCTGGCCAATTGCAGCTAACCATCACCGACCTTTCAACCCTCAACAACTGGCACGTCATCGAAGACGCGCTCAAAGCCTAACCTATGATCAAAGACATCCTCACCAAAGCAAAGTCAGCAATCGGTCAACCCGCCCAGGTTGTCGCCGCGGAACCCGCCAAGCCAACCCCCGAAGCCATCCTCAAAGCCACCCCAGTCACCGACCAGCAACTCGCCGAGACGGTCGCCAAGCAGGTCGGCTATCAGCCCGGCGACCAAGTGACCGGCGCCGTTCTCCCCAAGAAGATCCCCAACACCCGCCTCCTCTACGTCTCAGTGCCCGACTGGTCGGAGCCGGTGATCTGCTCAGTGCAGAATGCCGCGGACTGGTCGGCCGGCGAGCGGATCAAATGCGTGTACGTCAAGGCCGACGCCGAGGGCCGCCTCGTCTTTGAGAACCGCGACGGTATCCGCCGCAACCGGTGGCGCAAATGAGCGTAGCCGCCACCAATTACGTCTGGACCCAGTCGCCAGCGGAAGGCGCCGACCGGCTTGTCCTGCTGGCCTTGGCTGACTTTGCCGATGAGGCGGGCAACTGCTTTGGCTCATGGGGCAAGCTCGAGGAAAAGACCCGCCTCGCCCGCGCTACGGTCGCCCGCTGCCTTCGCCGCCTGCAAGACCGCGGCGAGCTGATCATGGTCGAAAAAGGCCACCGCAAGCTGGCTGGAGACGGCGCCGAGGCATCGATTTGGAAGATCCCCGGTGTGTCCGCCGAGATGGGTCTCAGAATGAGACCGGTCTCACAAAGAGACCCAAGTAGTGTCAGAATGAGACCCAAGTGGTGTCAGAATGAGACCCCAACAATAAGGAACATAAAGGAACGTAATAAAGGCGCTGACGCGCCTGCTCCGGCGACTTCGTCGCCTTCGCTACCTTCTTCCTCGGAAAAGGAAGCACCCAAGCCAAAACGCGCCACCGCTCCCAAATTCGACCCAGCATCCTTGCCCCTGCCTCACGGCCCCGGTCTCGCCAGCGCCTGGGCCGAGTTCGCCCAACACCGGCGCGAAATCAAAGCCCCGCTCACGCCCACCGCCGCCAAGCGCATCATCGATGACTTGGCCGCCGTCAACGAGGCCGCCGCCGTCGAAGCCCTGCGCAAGAGCGTGAAGCACGGCTGGCGAGGCGTCTTTATCGATCCGCCGGCCACCGCGCCCAAGCTCGTCACTTTGCCACCCCAAGGCGCACCCAAACAAACCGCCCTCGAGCGATCCCTCGCCGAGATGCGCGAGCAATTCGCAAAGGAGAACGCAGCGTGACGCAGCCAGCCCTGTTTGCGCTGACCGATGGCGAGCACTCCGAGGTGACGGAGGGCGGAATGCAATTGTCCAAAAGCGACAAAGGCGATCTTAGCGAAATGCTTTTTGAAATTGAGGCAATGACGCGCGGCTGGCTGGTTGCATCAGCACGCGGAAAGGGCAGAGACTTTGATGTTATTCTGAAAAAGCCACAAGGCCGTCCGGTTGTTGTGCAAGTCAAGAGGTCTGGCCGCCCAAACAAATCCGGTGGCTCTACTTACTATATAAACTGTGGCCGCAAGGACTACTCGCAAGGATTTATACCGTACCACAAGTTTGCGTTTGATGTCCTCGCCGTGCATTTGGCGGACACGCAGCAATTTGTTTTTTTCAGCAGGCAAGAAATGGGTGACAGAATCCGCGCGACCTTTACCCCGCCCAACGAGCGAAAGGCCGCTCCGCAAGGCCGAGCTTTAGAGTCAAGGCAGCCTGACAACTGGGAACTCCTCGACCAAGTCGCAGCTATGTATTCCCAAGAATCCAAAGGGGTATCCCAACAAATGTCCGACCCCATCCTTAATACTCCCTAAATCTTTATGAAACCCGCCAAAAGCACCAAGAAAAAGGCGAGCGCCCCCAAGGCGCCGAAAACCAACCTCAACGTCAACGTCGAATACCTTGAGCAGATCGCCGACGAAGCCATCAGCACCGTCATGGTCCTGCGCGCACTGGTCGCTCAACTGGCCATTCAGCTCGAGGAGGCCCGCAAATGAAATTCAAAAACGGCTGCATCACCGAGGTTGAGCGCGGCGTTCCGGGCCTCCCGCGGATCAACCACCTGCTCATGCAGAAAGCCTGCGACCGCTTCCTAGCCAAGCGAGGCTTGATCACCGGCGCCAACTTCCGCCGCAGCGAATGGCTCTTCGGCCGCGCCGCCATCGGCCAACGGAGGGCCGCCTAATGACCACCATGATCCCTGACTTGGTTGTGGGCGAAGTCGGCTTCGGCCACAATTTTGACTCCTCCGCGGAGCTAGAGTTTATGCGCGATGCGGACCGCCGGCACACCGCTGAGATCACCGACCTGCAGGCGGAGAACCGGCAGCTCATCAAGCGCGTCAACCGCCTCCGGCGCGTCTTGGAGCGGTGCGCCGCACTGTCGGAGGACGTGGCTCACGACAAGCATGAGGCGCTCCTTGAGGCTGCCCAACCGCTATGAGCACGCCCTGCGAGCAGGCCCGCGCCATCGCATCTGCCCGCCGGTTCCTGCTTGATCTCTGCATCCCCGGCAAGATCAAGCGGGTTCCGCGGGAAGTCCGCCTTGAGGCCCGCGCCCGCGTCAAACACCTGCCGATGAGCTGGGATTTGCCCCGCATCGTTGAGGACGAGCTGGCCATGGAGGGCATGGAAAAAATGGAGGAATGGCACCGCAAGCAATTCTGGGAAGAATGCGGCGTCAAGCGGGAGGCGTACGAACTATGAGCGCCGGCAAAGGCGATACTCCGCGGGCCGTAGATGGCGCCAAATACCGCGCCAATTTCGACCGCATTTTTTCGCCGAAAAACCCCAAAAAAACATTGCCCCTCATGCCAACATCTGCCAACATATGCCAACAGATCACGCCACGACAGAAAGCCGTCCCACGTCATGGCAACTGAACCACCACCGCCCGAACACCACATCACGCCATGGCTATTGGAATCTTTTTGTCTCGTCGATGCAGCCTGCGACCGCTGGCTTGCACGACGCGCAGCACTTCGCCGGAGGGCCAAAGAAAATGAGCAGCGTCTTTGTCATAGCGACCCAAGTGATGCTCGTCGCCTTCATGCTGATCCTGCTGATGATCATCAGTGACGACGACAACGATGGAGGACACGCCTAAATGAAACGCACCGTTCCCCAATCGCCCGCCACCGAGTGCGCCGTGCTCGGCAGCCTTATGGCCGAGCCGAATCTCATCGATGAGGTGAGCGGCCTCCACCCTGACCTGTTCTTCACGCCGGCGCACCGGCTGGTCTTCGAGACCATCACCGAGGTCCGCGCGTCCGGCGGCACACCCAACGTCATCGCCGTGACTCAGCGCATCGATGCGGCGCACAAGCTAAATTCGGTCGGCGGCGCCGGCGCCCTCACCGAGATGCTCGGCAACTCCGCGGGCGGTCCCGCTGCAGTCGAGTACCATGCGCAGACCCTCCGCGACCTCCACGCCCGCCGCCGCATCATTGACTCCGCGGTCAGCATGCAAGCCGCCGCCCAAGACATGGCCAGCGATGCCGACAGCGTTCTGCAGCAAGCCGGCGAGTCTGTCCTCAGCCTCAGCCTCACCACCGCCACCGACAGCATGCGCGCCCCCAGCGCCATCGTCCCGGGCCTCCTCGAAGAGCTAGAGAGCCTCATGGCCGGCGGCAAAAAACTCGGCCTGCAGACTGGCATCCGCGACTTCGACCAAGTCACCGGCGGACTCCGCGGAGGCCAGCTCACCATCATCGCCGGCCGCCCTGCTATGGGTAAGTCCGCACTAATGTTGAATATGGCGGACAACATGGCCCGCCGCGGCGTGCCGGTCGTCTATTTCAGCCTTGAGATGCCGGCGAACGAACTCGCCGCCCGCGTTGTCCTGGGCCGCGCCGAGACCAACACCGAGATCATCCGCAACGGCTTCCTCACCGCCAGCATTAAGCACCGCATCATGGACGCCGCCACCCAGTTCGCCAGCGAGCCGCTCTACGTTGATGACCGCGGTGGCCTCACCCTCTTGGACATCCGCGGCCGCGCCCGCCTCGCCGTTCGCCGCTGGGGTGTGAAGTGCATCTTCGTGGACTACCTGCAGCTCGTCAGCCACTCCGGCGCCCAGTCCCGCGAAAATGAGGTCGGCTTCGTCTCCCGCGGCCTCAAAGCCATGAGCATGGAGTTAGGCGTCCCTGTCGTCGCCGCCGCCCAGGTCAACCGCCAAGCGGAAAACCGCAGCGACAACCGCCCCAAACTTAGCGACCTCCGCGAATCCGGCAGCATCGAGCAGGACAGCGACATCGTTTGCTTGATCCACCGTCCCGCCTACTACGCCGTGCAAGACGAGGAACCGGAAGTCCAAGACGCCGAGCTGATCG